AGGAGTTCACAATGGCATTTTTAGTTAGCCCAGGTGTACAAATTGTTGAGAAAGATCTTACTAACATTATTCCATCGGTGGCAACATCTATTGGTGGTTTTGCTGGTAAATTTGAATGGGGGCCAGCGTTAGATGTAACAACGGTTTCTTCTGAAAAAGATCTTATTGCTAAATTTGGATACCCTAAAGTTTCAACAAACGACGCTTCAAGCACAAGAGATGATTGGTATGCAGCAGCAAATTTCTTAGGTTATGCAAACAATCTTCAAGTTGTTAGAGCGATTTCAGATGGTGCAAGAAACGCGGCATCAGAACCTGTAGTAGGATCAGCTACTACTATATCAGCGGTATTTACAGGTACACCTTCTTCTACAGTATTTACTTCAAGTAATGCTGTAGCATACGATGGTTCAACCACTGTTACATTTACAGCAGATGTATTAGATTTAGGTTCTATTGCTGATTCTTTTAGAGAAGCTTTAGTTACAGCAGGTGTAAGTACTGTTACTATTGATTCAGATGCTGTAGCAGGTATAGTAGATCCTACAGTAACTTACTCATCTAACGGTATTACTTTACCGACAGCACAAACAATTAATGGTGTAACGATTACATTCTTTGCTAACACAGCCGCAGAAGCTGATGCAGATACATTAACTTCAGCTCAACTTAATAACCTTGATGATTTCTTAGTAGAGAGTAGCACTTTAGTAAATGGTTCTGTTTATGCTAGATACCCAGGCGCTCTTGGTAATAGTATTGGTATTGTAATGATAGATGCTTCTATAGCAGATTCAGATTTTAAAAACACTGTTTTGTTTGGTTCTGTAAAAGGAGCAGATTTATTTAACACATTACCATCAACTAGTACATGGGGTAGTGCATATACAACTACACCTCAAGATGAAATGCATATAATTATCTACACAACTAATACTTTAATAACAGGTAATGCAAACGAAGTATTAGAAACATATGGTTATGTCTCAAAAGCTAAAAATGCAAAAACAGCAGATGGTGGACCTAATTATTATGTAGATATAATTAATGATCAATCACAATGGGTTTATATGTTAAATGAAGAAACAGCAGCTCAAAGTGGTACTATTACTGGTTTTAAAACAATTGGTTCTTCTCTAACATCTTTAACTGGTAACAGTAGATTTAATTATCTTTCTACTAACGCTTCGTTAACCGGAGTAAGAAAATATTCTCTTGATGGTGGTACAGATGGAGCTACTGTATCTGATGCAAATTATACTACAGCATACAATTTATTATCAGATGATCAGACAGTAGATGTTAATTTGTTAATTACTGGAGAAAGATCTAAAACAGTCTGTAAACATGTTATAACAATAGGAGAGACTAGAAAAGATGCAATTACTTTCTGCTCTCCTGACTATTCGTCAGCAGTTAATAACCCTACGGCTACTAAAGTGATTAATTACTACTCAGATTTTAACTCATCTTCATATGCAGTATTTGACTCAGGTTATAAGAGACAATATGATAGATATAATGATGAGTATTTCTGGATTCCTCTCAACCCTGACACAGCAGGTTTAACAGCTAGAGCAGAGTTTACAAACGATGCATGGTTCTCTCCTGCAGGTTTGAATAGAGGATTCATTAACAATGTTGTTAAGTTATCATTTAACCCCAATCAAACAGATAGAGATCAGTTGTATCCTAATAGAGTTAACCCTGTAGTTACATTCCGTGGCCAAGGTACTTTACTTTATGGAGACAAGACTGCATTATCTCGTCCATCAGCATTTGATAGAATTAATGTTCGCAGATTGTTTATTGTACTTGAAAAAGCAATTGCAACAGCTGCTAAGTTTCAGTTGTTTGAATTTAACGACGATCTTACAAGAAGAACATTTGTCAATGCAGTTGAACCTTTCTTAGCTGAAATTCAAGCTAGAAGAGGTTTGACAGACTTTAAAGTAGTTTGTGATACATCAAACAATACTGGACAAGTTATTGATGGAAATAGATTTGTTGCTGACATCTATATCAAACCAGCTCGCTCAATTAACTTCATTACTTTGAACTTTATTGCTGTGAGATCTGGAGTATCATTTAGTGAGGTAGCAGGAGCATAACATGACAGTTCGTATTGATGATTTTAAAACAGCCTTAGCTGGTGGGGGTGCAAGAGCTAACCTATTTAGAGTTAACTGTAATTGGCCAAACGCTGATATTCAAGGATTAGCAAACACATCGTTTGGTGCAGGAGAAACAGAAGCTCTTAGCTCATTTATGATTAAGACTGCAGCTATGCCAGCTAGAACTATTGGTGAAGTAATTGTACCGTTTAGAGGTAGACAATTAAAAGTATCAGGTGATACTATTTTTGATGCTTGGACGGTGCAAGTTGTAAATGATAATAACTTTGCTGTAAGAAACGCCTTCGAAAGATGGCAAGACGCGATCAACGGTGCAGCTACCAACGTATCAGGAAGAGGAGTAAATGCTTCTTCATTTGACTCATATACGGCTAATATGGAAATTGAACAACTTAGTCGTACCGGTGCAGTTATTAAAAGATATGTTATTGTTGGTGCATGGCCGACTGTTGTAGATACAATTGATGTTTCCTACGATAGTACAGATACTATTGAAGAGTTTGCTGTTACATTTGCATACCAGTGGTGGGAAGCTAATACTACTAGCGTACCTACAACAGGTAGAACTTCTGCGGATATTGATACCGTACCTGTAACACAATAACTCTTCATTACATAATGAGGAGTCCTTATGGCTATTCAAAAAGAAGAACTATTCGGGTTTGAATTAGTTCAAAATAAAAATGATAAACCGGTTCCATCTCCCATTCCTCAACCAATGGATGATGGAACTGATCTTCCTGTTGGTGGTCGTATTGGTTATACTTATGAGCAATACAGCAAAGCTAGAAACGAACATGCGTTAATAGCTCAATATAGAGATATTTCTTTCTACCCTGAAGCTGATGCAGCTATTGATGATATTGTAAATGAAGCATTTATTACAGAACATGAGAGACCTTCTGTTTCGATTAGATTAGATCTTCTTAATATAGACGATAGAATAAAAGAAGTAATTAGAGAAGAGTTTAAAACTTCTTTACATCTATTAAAATTTCAAAGACGTTCATATGATATTTTTAGACAATGGTATGTAGATGGACGCATTCATTATCAAGTCATTATAGATCCTAACTCAC